TCGCTGATGGTAACCAATTTAATTCAAAAGCTGTTGGAGACTTATCTGCCATATCTACAGTAGCAAGTGACGATGTATTGCTTGCGGTAGATACTTCTGGAGGAGGGCTTAAAAAAGTTACAAGGAGTACACTGGTAGCTGGTCTAGCAACATCTAGTGCGTTAAATAATATTTCAGAAGATGATACCCCACAACTAGGTGGTAATCTAGATATGAATGGTTCAGACATTGTTACTACGTCAAATGCAAACATTGACTTACTACCAAATGGAACTGGTAAAGTTATTATGGATGGTAACGGTAGTTCTGGTGGTGTCTCTGTATCAGATGGTTTGATTGATATTAGAACAGGCACAGGAAATGTAGCTAAAGTAAAATTTTATTGTGAGTCATCAAACGCTCACGCACAAACACTACAAGCAGCACCACACTCAGCGAGTAGTTCTGCGGTATTAACTTTACCGACTGCAACTGGAACCCTTATTGCAAGTGGTGACAGCGGCACTGTATCAAATACAATGTTAGCAGGCAGTATTGCAGATAGTAAATTGTCTACAATATCTACAGCTGGCAAAGTAGACATAGGGGCACTAGAAATAGACGGTGCAACAGATATAGGTGCAAACTTAGTAGACGCAGATTTAATTATTGTAGACGATGGAGCAAACGGCACAGAAAGAAAAGCTGCAATGTCCAGAGTTGCTACATATATTGAAGGTGGCATTAGTGGTGATATAACAATTTCAAGCGGCACAGCTGCGATTGGTTCTGGCGTTATTGTAAACGCAGATGTCAATGCAAGTGCAGCAATAGCAGACTCAAAATTAGCTACAATATCGACAGCAGGTAAAGTGGCATTAACAGCATTAGAGATTGATGGTGGTTCAGATATTGGAGCAGATTTAACAACATCTGATTTAATTATAGTAGATGATGGTGCAGGTGGCACAAATAAAAAAGCCGCATTATCAAGAGTAGTAACATTAATGTCAGCCCAAGGATTTTCTCAAGAAGACCCAACAGCCTTGGCAATCGCATTAGGATAGGAGGATAGATGGCAAATACGTTTAAAACAATAACTAAAGCAGGAGTAACTAGTGCTGACGTTATCTATACAGTAGCAAGTAGTACAACAACAGTGCTTCTTGGAATTATGATAGGTAACACAACAACTAGTCAAATTACTGTAACAGTTAGTTTGGCTTCAGATACTTCCAATAGAGCAGGAGCAAACAATGAGGCTAACCAAACAGTTGAGTTAGTAACCAATGCACCCGTTCCTGTTGGTGGTACACTTGAGTTGTTGGCAGGAAATAAAGTTGTTATGGAAACAACAGATGCTCTTTCGCTAACATCTTCAGCAGCAGCAGACATAATTTTATCAGTAATGGAGATAACCTAGAATGGCATACGTTGGTACACCTATAGACGTAGGCAATCAATTTAGTTCTCTTGTAGGAAAGAGATTTAGTGGTGATGCCAGTACGGTAGCTTTTACATTAGATGTAAGAGCAAACTCTGCACTAGACATAGAAGTCTTTGTAGAGAATGTTCGTCAAGACCCAAACAGTGCATACACAGTAGACGGGACTACTTTGACATTTACAGCCGCACCTCCTAGTGGCACAAATAATATTTATGTAGTTCATCAAGCACCCACTGTTGCTAGTGTTTCACCAACAGCAGGTTCTGTAACAGCATCTAGTTTTGATAACTCTGTTATATCTGGACACACAGCTTTAGCGAGTGAACCCGCAGACACAGATGAATTTTTGGTTTCAGATGCAGGAACGATAAAAAGAATTGATTATTCTTTAATTAAAGCAAAAGGTAAGATTGCTCAAGTAGTTACAACTACATTTACAGGAACAGAGAGTACCCAGACAGAAGCTAGTAGTGGAAATTTTACAGACAGTTCTGTTGCAGCAAGTATAACTCCAACAGCAACCTCTAGTAAAATTATGGTTATGTGTACAATAAATGCAGGTTCCACAGATTCATCTAATGGTGTTCATGTTGGAAGATTTACTCAAGCGATAAGCGGTGGGTCAACAACAGCAGTTTTTGTTGGTGCTGCGGCTAGTAACAGAGTATTAACCTCATCTGGTAGAGGCACTGCTTCTACAAATGAGAACACAATTTTAACAAAAGGATTTAATTTTGTATTAACTCCTAGCACAACTTCGGCAGTAACAGTAACATATCAATTTACAGCTAGAGGAGCTGCAGGAACTAATACTGTTTATATTAATAGAAGTGCTACTGACTCAGATACTACAGAATATCAAAGAACAGCATCAGCAATTACATTAATGGAGATTTTAGCATAATGGCAGATTTACATAAGGCAATTAGGGCAATACATAATACAGCTATTTATATTCGTGGAGAAACTAAAGAAAATATTATAGCAAAAGATAAAGACGGTAATGAAGTTACTATAAACTGGACAAATGTTGAAGCATGGACTGACCCAAATGAGTATCAATATAAAAGAGTTGCTGAGTACCCTAGTGTCATTGACCAATTGGATGACCTATACCACAACGGCATAGATGGTTGGAAGACAACAATAAAAGCAGTTAAAGATAAATATCCGAAAGGTTAATCATGGCATTTGGAGAAGTTGGAACATCACTATCCAAGATAAAAGCCAATAGCTTAAATCTTGCAGGTACATATGGCTTTAGTGGCACAGTCACAGGATTAGCTGATGAGACACCTTTAGTATTATTAAGCACATTTACTTCTGATGGTTCTGATGCAAATGCAACATTTACAAGTTCACATATAACTTCTACATATAAAGAATATTTGTTTGTGTTTAATAATATACACCCAGGGACTAATCAAAAGTATTTAAGATTTCATCCTAGTATTGATAATGGCTCTAATTATAATTTAAGTTTAACCTCTTCAGCATTTACAACATATCACAGAGAAGATGGTGGAGGTGTAGGACCTACATTAGAATATCAAACTGGTTTTGATACAGCTAGTGGTAGCACTCATTATATTAGTGCTGATACAGGTTCTAATAATGATGATGGAGTATCTGGTATTATGAAATTATATAACCCTAGTTCAACTACATTTGTAAAACATTATACAACACACACAGTAACTTCATCAGGTGATGGCGACCAATATGCTTATGACACTTATACAGCAGGGTACGTTAATACAACATCAGCAGTCAACAATGTTAAATTTGAATTTAACAGTGGTGAAATACAAGGCGGAACGATAGATTTATTTGGAGTAGTATAATGGCACTTAGTAAATTAGCAGCAAACTCTTTTGACCTGACAGACAACTATGCTCTAACAGGCACAGTAACTGGAGTTGTATCTACACAGAAATTATTTTTAATTAAGAATATTGATGCAAGTTCTAGTGGTACAGTAGATTTTGTTAATGGTGCTAGTGGTGTAGTTTTAGATAATACTTATAAAACATATTTGTTTAGGTGTGTAAATATTCACCCTGCTACAGACAATGTTGCATTTCAAATAAATTTTAGAGATGGTGGTTCTAATTATGATGCAACTAAAACAACTACATTTTTTGATTCAGGACATTCAGAGGATGATTCTACTGTTGCAAGTTTAGCTTATGACACAGGAGCAGATGTTGCTCAAGGAACAGGTAATGCAAGGCTGTCTAGAAATCAAGGCAATGGTAGTGATGAATGTTGTAGTGGAGATGTGTATTTATTTAATCCTAGTAGCACTACTTTTATAAAACATTTTAATTCTGATTTTTCAGGGTATGACAGAAATAATATAAATTACAGAGGAATGGGTGGAGGTTATTGTAATGTCACAGCAGCTATAGATGCAGTTAGATTTCAATTTAGTAGTGGCAACATAGATTCAGGGAGGATAGCGTTATATGGCATTAAGTAAGATACAACCTGCATCTATGGACCTAACTGCTAATTATGCTTTTACAGGAACTAACTCTATAAGTAGTGCATCTTCAGGGGCGTATGAAGAAAAAAAATTAGCTACATTAACAGCATCTAGTAGTAGTACATTAAGTTTTACTAGTAGTATAGATAATACTTACAATATTTATAAGTTTAGATTTATTAATATACATGGTTCAGAAGATAGAAAAAACTTTTTAATAAATTTTAGAGATGGCAGCAGTAATTTTGATGCCACTAAAACAACAAGTTTTTTTCAAGCATCTCATAAAGAAGATGATTCTGAAGCACAAATGTCTTACAATACTAGTGGTGATTTAGCGCAAAGCACTAGTGCGGCTAATTTAGACAGGTTTGTAGGTAATGATGCCGACCAACATATTTGTGGAGAATTATTTTTATTTGACCCAAGTTCTACTACTTTTGTAAAACATTTTATAGCTAGGTCTATAACAATAGAAGGAAATAATGCTGCTCAAGATGCATTTTTAGCAGGATACTGTAATGTTACAGCAGCTATAGATGGAGTTCAGTTCAGTATGTCTAGCGGAAACATAGACTCAGGTACAATAGAAATGTATGGAATTAACTAGAGAAATTGATATAAAGGAGAGATCATGCCAAGATATCACAATATAAACGGAACTAAAGTCCAATTTACAGCGGAAGAAGAGACCGCCAGGGACGCAGAAGAGAAAGCATGGGCTGACGCAGCACCTGCTAGAGCCTTGGCTGACCTCAGAACAAAAAGAAACAGATTATTAGCAGAGACAGACTATCTAGCTTTATCAGATAGCACTCTTAGTGATGATATGAAAACATATCGACAGAATCTAAGAGACTTACCTGCGGGAAAAGATACAGTAGAGAAGTGCGAGAACGCAACTTGGCCTACTAAACCATAGGAGGATAGATGAGTAAGACAAAAGTAGATTCAACAGGTATAGATCTAACAGACACATTTGCATTCACGGGAACTGTGACTGGAACACCACAAGGTCTAGTGTTAGTACACTCTTCAAGTTCATCAAGTGCAGCTAGTTCTGTGTCAATAGATAGTGTATTTACAACAACTTATAATTTATATCATGTTGAGATGACATTTGACAGAAGTGATACTGCGGGAACTTATTTAAGATTTTTAAAATCTTCAGACGGAAGCGAAAGAACAAGTAGTTATTATTTAACAGCTCATAGAGTACACACTAACGATACCACAAATACCACCGATAATGATAATAATGTTTCAACCTTTTACTTTAATAGAGGGTCTGGAAGTGAAGCAGGACTAGATACAAGATTTTCATGTAAATTTTTAAATCCAATGGGAAGTTCCGTTACTTATTATGACGGAATTACTTATGGTTATCACGATGGAGAGAACGCACATGCCGTTACTACATCAGTGGGTCATAATGATACTGAAGAACAAGTTAGAGGGATAAAATTTGTTGCTAATAGCGGTAATATTACTGCATACAACATAAAAATATATGGGTACACAAATGCATAAAATTATAAATGGTAAAACAATAGAGATGACTGCAGAAGAAGTGTCAGCTTTAGAAAAAGATAGAGCAAATGTAAATGCTGAAATAAAAGTTTTAAAGGATGCTGCTATAAAAAAAGTGGCCGACCAAAAAACAGGAAACAAAAAACTTTTAGATTTAGGTCTTACACAAGACGAGGCAACAGCATTGACAGGATATGCTCCACCAGAGGAGGAGTAATTATGGCATACATAGGACAATCAATTAAAAACGGAACCTTCAGTGTCTTAGACACAAGTGGTAATACCTACAATGGTTCTAACACAACATTTAGTTTAGGAACACAAGTAGGTTCTCCTGCACAGTTATTAGTATCTCATGATGGTGTTGTACAAAAACCTGGAACAGACTATACACTAGCTACAGGTGGTACACAGATTACATTTACCACAGCACCTGCCAGTGGAGCATCAATCTTTATTGTAGAGATATCTGGTGCAGTGGGTGGACCAATGAATACAGATATCAATGGTGCAGAGTTTATATTAGATGTAGATGGTGATTCTAGTATTACAGCAGATACAGATGATCAAATAGATTTTAAAGCAGGTGGCACAGATAGATTTGTGTTATCTTCAGCCAATGCAAAGTTTAATGTGGGTGCATACAATGCAGAAGCAACGCTAACAGACGCATCTACAATAGCATGGGATGTCTCAACATCACCAGTAGCAAAAGTAACATTAGGTGCTAACAGAACATTAGGTGCAGGGACCAATGCACAAACAGGACAGTTTGTATCTTTATTAATTATTCAAGACGGCACAGGCTCAAGAACAGTTACATTTAATGCTGCATATGAGTTCAC